CAAGTTGAAAGAGTAATTTCAATTCCGGTGCCATGGTCGCTTTTGACTTGTACTTTTCATGTAATTCCGCAAAAATATCATCATAGTCATCAATATTTTCATTTATTTGTTCAGACCAACCATCTAATTTCACATCAAACGGGTCGAACTTATTGTTCAAAAATTCTAGGCCAGTGATACATGCCATTAACATTTTTCCTTGAAATTTCACGGCGTTTTTCTTCTCTTTCTCAGCAATAATGGTTTCATATTCGCCCTTCATTTCAAGCAAATTCGACTCCATATCATATTTTTTGGTTAACTTAACCCCCTTCTTTTCCAAATTTTCCAACTTTTGTAAGTAAGAAAATTTCTCCTTCAACGCCTCCTCTTTGCTCAATTTGGGTTCAGCTTGGGATTTCGTAATATCGGGATTAATAGGAATATCGTTAAATTTACCATATCCGTCCCATGTCTTTTTTTCATCAGTAGATTGCTGTTTGGTGGAAGCGCCTAAATTTAATGGTTCATTGAACATGCCACCGGCGTTATTGTCATCGTCATCATCCATATTAATGTCTTCCACTTGTTCTTCGTTTAATTTAAATGAGGTAGAAAACATATTTGATCTTGCCGATTTTATACTTTTCGACGGCATTGTTAGCTCATTCAATTCGTCCTCTAAATTATTTAAATCATTCACATCAATATCGTTAGATAATTTACTGCTTCCACTGGAATTTCTCTTTTTATCGTTCATTAAAAGTTCAATTCCAATACCGAAATTGGATGATTTACTTCCGCCTCCACCTCCCCCTCCACCTCTTCCTCCTCTGTCTACCGAATTATTTATATTTATTGTGCTATCTGAATCAAAATTACTAATATCGATAATTTCTGGTTCACTCATTATGAATTAATTAGAACTTATAATTTTAAATCAAACACATTAATTATATATAATTTTATCTTTCAAATACCAAATGCCTTGTAAAAAACAATCCGCTAAATCGTCCTTTTTTTTGTGTTTATGAAACATGTCTAAATGTTTTCCAAATAATTCATTATTAATTAATAATTCTTCGCAAATTTCAATTCCCATACCTTTTCTCTCTGCGTATGTAGTTTTCTTTGAAACATAGTCTTTCAATTTATTGGATGCTGATATAAAATGGATGTCCGTCGTATTCTTCATGATAAAGTACTGGGCAATCATTCCTTGTAAGGTTTTCATGCGATTTGCTATAGGGCTGATTTGATTTTCAATAATAACGGTATCTATATGAATATCTCCATATAATTCGTCTAATTTTTGTTTTAACTGAATTCCTATTTCGATTAAATTCAAGTCGTTTGTTTTTACTTTATTTGAAAATGGGACCACATATTTGTTTTCAAGCTGTGTTTCTAAGTATTCTAATAATAATACCTTGCTTTTTTTTGGGTCGAATTCTATTTGATGGGTTGATAAAATCGTTTTTATATCATGGATTTTTTTCTTTTTCAGTTTATTAAATTCCAAATCTACTGGAATAATAGATAAACCGGAATCCTTGCTATGTTTTTTACAGCAATATATTTGATTTGGCGATTCATCATGCGTTTCACTGTACATTACACTGTACATATATTTTGCCGGCTTTCCACATGAACAATTTACAGCTTTCTCATTACATAAATTTACTACATTCCAATTCGCGATTTCATATTGTTCTTTACTTTCGACATGAAACAGACAAAGTGCTAGATTTTTTATACCGACATCAACACTCAATAGTTTCATTGACGATCGTTGATAATATACTACATTCGTTTATTTATTTAATTACTAAATTTAATAAATTTAATAAATAAATTGTTACTTATATTGCGTACTGTACTTTATTCCACCTTAATTAGGATTGGGATACTTTTGCTGTAATAATTGCTCTTGTGTAATTGCCGGAGCGACCATTCTAGCTTGTAGTTGATAAGATGATAAATATACATTCTTTAAATCACTGGTTTCATAGCCATATGGCTGAGATTTATCCATACACGACTTGTACAAAAAGGGACTGTTTGATATTTGCTCACCAGTTCTTAAAGCTGGGCAATAGCACGATTCATCACACGCCTCCAATTGATTTGACTTAATAATAGAATCGGCATTTGTTGTTAAATATTGTCTATATTGCCAGTTCGATTTAATATTATTGTCGTTTCTAATTTGTTGATTAATTACTGCTCCGGGTTGCCATTTTGCGAAATTTCTTCCATCTGCCATTATAGGTGGGAAATCAAAATGAATATTATTAGATCCAGAATAACATGTTCCCCAACTCATTTATATATAGGTGGAGAGAAAATGTATTTACAATTATTTCTTTGTATTTTCTAATAAACTAAGCAATTCTTTTTTCGTCTTTTTCTCTCCCTTCTTAATCAATTCATTGTCTTCTGCGATTTGTCTTAATGTTTGCACACTTAGTGTTTTATAATCGGCAATCGGTATCTTTTCTTTCTTAACCTCGTCCACTATTTGCTGCTCTTCCTCAGACAATGATTGAATTGAATCGGCGATAGAATCGTTTATGCTAGAATTATCATCAGAATCAGACGAGTCGTCTTTCTTATTTACTCGCTTATCTAGCCAGCTTAAAGTATTCATGTCTAATACTTCTGGGTTAAATTCTTCTAAAGTATTCTCGGGAAGTTGGATTACTTTTATATTGTTGTTATTGTCATTATCACAGTCACTGTCGTGTTCTAGTTCGTCGATTTCGATAATGGGTATTTTACTAGATACCATTGATACATTTTCATTGTTTGGTGTATCATTCATACTCTCTTCGTCGTCATCAGAGTCGTCATCAGAGTCGTCGTCGCTGCCGTCGCTATCACTGCCGTCGTCGTCACTATCATTATCCTCATCAGATACATCAATTAATCGTTGATCTGATGATTGGGTAGATAAAGCAGCTGGTTCTGTTAAAATACTACGATTATTCGCAGGTTGTGTACCACCGCCTCCTCTATTTAAAGCCATATGCCGGGACATTTCCATATTCGTGATAAACGATTGTAAAATTCTGGCTTGTTCCATTTGCGCTCGTTCTAAAAGAGATATAGATCTCTTAAAATAAAAGAACAATATAGATATTAATAAAAATACAACGCCTAAACAAAGCAAAGTAATAGGATTGGTAAAAACTTCAAGCATTATTATTTAATCAAAATATTAATTAAATAATATGTAAACGAATATTTCTGTATTTCTGTATTTCTGTATTTCATCTAAATGCCCCCTAATATTTTATTCGACTCATTCAAAATATACTCCGGATAATGTAAATCATATAATACTTTCAAACCTCCTCTCACACTCGATATACCTCGACCCATTTGATATGTGTACTTGAAATTAAAATCATCCAACTTTGTAACATCCATATGATTATTATCCATTATCGGCTCCAGTTTTTTACATAAATCCGTTAAATGGGTTGTTAGTATAAAATCAATATTTTTCTGATTAATTAGATATTTTATAAATCCATAAGAACTAGCACAAGCTTCGGTCGGATTTGTGCCCGAAAACAATTCGTCAAATATACAAAAATGTTTTTTGCCGTCTTCTAAACTTTCAAGTATTTCCTTACATCGTCTGGCTTCCGCTTGAAACAAACTGTCTCTACCAGATGTATCAGGTATATTCAAATAACAATGAATGTGATTGTATGGACTAATTTTAGCATCAGAATAGAATCCATAACCAAATGATTGAGAGAAAATCAAGTTAAATAACACAGTCTTCAATATTGTCGTTTTTCCGGAAGCATTAGGCCCGGTAATCGCTATATTTTTACTCAAGTCAATGTCGTTTTTTACCGGTTGATTGTACATCAAATACGGGAAATAAGCGTTTTTCATTTTTGTCGCCTTACCCAATTTACATTTATTTATGAATTTCTCTCGACTTAGTTTATTTATTCCATTCATATGTTCCATAAAAGAGTTGAGCCCTAAACTAAATTCGATCGTGTTCTGTATATCCTTGTTTATGTGGAATTCATAAAAGTATTTCATTATATACCCAATTTGACTAGATTTGGTGTGAAGTCGTGTTATATCAAATTCGGTTATTACATCTAATTCAGCGAGTAACTTCATACAATATTCTTTATGTGGATACATGGTTTGTAAAAATGGCAGATAAGTGTTATGTTTTACACACGACTTCTCAATAATATTCATATTATCAATCGTCGTTGTCAAATAATCACGCAATAAAAACAAATCAGTATGAATGGATTTAAAGTTCTTATAAAACCGATAACAAACAATCGAATTCTGGTAAATAGAGAAGAAATAAAACACGACGGAAATAACAGCATATACTCGCTTTTCCCAAGAAATATCTTCCATGATGGTAAATATATTTCCCAGTGCGTGTTTTGAAAAAATATTAGTTAGCACCTTGTAATAGCTCTCCAATGTAATTGCTATTCCGCTAAATTTCAACATAAAAAAAGGCACTAGCAATAGAATAATAGGCAATATTAGACTCAAAATTGGACTCACTAAATTATATATGCTAAGTAGCTGTAGAAATGGTGACGAGTGGTTTAAAAATTTGAAAAACTCGACATCGACATAATAATATCGGTCGGTAAAATTCTCGTCGCCTTTTATATTTTTCCATAATTCGTAAAAATCATCATATTGTTTTTGTTTTAATTCCAGTTTATCGTCTGGCTTCCATGCCTTAATTATTTTTTGTGTTTGTTTTAAAAAGAGTTTATTATTGGTATAATATTCGCATAATTTATTCAAGTTTTCAATGCCGATCTTAGATTTTGGCTGAATAACCGTTTCCAATAAGCATTTTCGCTCTTCGCTTTCCTCATTGAGTTCCAATAGTTCTAAATCATCAATAATATTACTGTCTAATTTTTCCTTGTTTTCTAAATAGAAAATAGGTAATTCGAATTTTGAATTCATTAATTAGTATATTTAACTAATTAATAAATGATTTCTATACGAATTGATTTATTGATTTATTGATTTATGTTTATAGTTTGATGTTTCCAATAGACGCCGGCAATTCGTCTATCTGTGTATTATAATACTGCTCAATTTCCTTCATTTTTCGAATATCTCGTCTCGTAATAAAATTAATACCCATTCCCTTTCTTCCCCATCTACCGGATCTACCAATTCTATGAATATATGTGTGAATATCATTGGATAAATCGAAATTAATAACCGTACTTACTTGCTGAACATCGATTCCTCGAGCAGTCAAATTTGACGAAATTAGCACACGCGAACCACCATTTACAAACTCCTTGTATGCCTTGGATCGCTCCTCTTTATCCATACCGCTATGAATACAACACACTGGAAAGTTATCCTTAGATAGCGCATCACATAAATCATTTACGCGTCTAATACTATTACAATAAATAATACATTGACTGACTGAAATGGCTTCAAACAAGTCTTTCAAGGTTTCATATTTTTGAGCGTCATTTTCAACCGCAACGTAGTATTGCTTAATTCCTTCTAATGTAACACTCTCCGTCTTAACTAGAATTTTCACCGGATCACGCATAAATTTCTCGGTTAGTGATTGAATTTCAAGTGGTAGGGTCGCGCTAAATAGCGCAATTTGAATCTTATTACCCAAAAACTGAAAAATATTGTATATTTGCTCTTTAAATCCACTAGATAACATTTCATCCGCCTCATCTAATATCAATAGCTTGATTGTTCTGGGGTTTATCTTTTTTCTGCGAATTAAATCATGTACTCGTCCCGGTGTGCCCACAATAATTTGCGGTTTCGTTTCTAGGCTAGCTAGATCCTGATCCATGGAACAACCGCCAATCAAGAGAACACATTTAAAATTATCCATAAATGAGCCGATTTGAGAACATACATTGTGAATTTGTGTCGCCAATTCACGAGTCGGGGCTAATATTAACCCTTGAATTTCATTTACCTTCTCGTCGATCATTTGAAGCGCTGAAATAGTAAATGCTCCCGTTTTTCCAGTGCCGGACTGGGCTTGCGCAATTACATCCTTGCCACTCAAAATGGGTGTAATACCTCGTTTCTGAATTGGACTTGGACTCTCAAATCCACGACTATATATTCCTCGCAATATATTTTCCTTTAAATTCAAATCACTCCAATTATTTATGTCTGCTGTAGAATCCATACTATAATCCGAATTATATGTTTAAGTATATTTGTCTTCTATTAATAATATTATTAACAATAAAATTGATATAAAATAATAAATTTATTAGCATTATATTATATACAATGGCCACAGTAGTTTATACTATCCAAGATTTTGAAAATATAAAGTGGGCCAATAATGCCACATTTACATTACCTCAAGAAACAATCAGCTTGATTCAGCTGTTAACCGAACAAGTTGGTTCGCCTACGTATGTAAAGACACCGAATTTTTCGAATAATGTCGATAATAATAACACTCGTGTAAAGCCAGCATATAAAAAGAAGGGAAAACATGTTGAGGAAATTAGCCCTGACAATTGGGAGACTCTTCGCAGTTTTCAAAAGACGGAGTTTGTGAAAAAGGATGGTATTGAAAAGGAGATTGATGGTATCCGCTTATTGATTAATAAGTTGACTGAAAAAACATATGATAAAATTATTGAAAAATTATTTGCCGCGCTAGATGAAATAACCGTAAATGAAAACTATGACGCTGAATACATCAACAAAATCGGCTATGCTATCTTTAATATGGCTACTTCTAATAAATTTAATAGCAATGTGTATGCGAAATTGGCATGCGAATTACAAGCTAAATATGCGTTCATGACTGATATCATAGTGTATAATATTAATGAATTTATGAAATTGTTTGAAAATATGGAATTTGTATCGCCGGATGAAAATTATGACAAGTTTTGCGAAATGAATATTGTAAATGAAAAGCGTCGTTCTATGAGTTTATTCCTTACGAACCTATTTAAGAATAATGTAATAACATTGGACTATGTATTTGATAATATAAATAACATTCAAAGTATGATTGTAAATGAAGAGACTATGAAAAATAGCAGTAAGATTGCTCAAGTGGAAGAATTGTCCGAAAATTTGTATATTCTACTTACTAACATTCCGATCGCCACATTAAAAAAATACAGTCAATGGAATGTTGTATATGATAATATTGTACGCATTAAATCGGTCGACCTTAAACAATATAGCGGCATCTCGACAAAGGCCAAATTTAAACATATGGATATTCTTGATAAAGTTAAATAAAACAATTGAAATGAAATATAATTTCCTTTAAAAATAATTAAACATTTTTTTATTATACACCTTTGAAGATTTAAGTTCGCACAAAAATTGTTACAACAAATATAATAAAAATTATATAAATATTTTTTATTATATATAGTATCGTAATGGATAATGAAGAAAAAATAAAGGCATTAGAAGAAAAGAATGCTAAATTAGAAGAGGAATTACAAGCAACCAAAGAACATCTCAAAAAATATACAGCACCTTCATACAAAAAGGAATATTATGAAAAGAATAAAAAGGTTATTAACGAACGAAATAAAAATTATAAACCTACGCCCGAACAAAAACAAGAATACAATAGGCGTGAATATTTGAAAAGAAAAGAAAAATTAAAAAAAGAGACGGATGAAAATATTTAGGAATATATTAAGAAATTACTTAAAAATAAAATGTTTAGTAAATGTATAGGATGGAAATTCCCAAAGAAAAACCACCTGAGTTTTACAAATCCACCAAGACCTCGCTGAAAAGCATTCTAAAACATCCAGAAATAAATACAAAGAAAATCAACGATGTAGTCATCAAGGCACATAAAATCGTTATTCACACTTTACAATTTCTAAAATTGTATATGCTTCATCATTACGAAACAAATAATCATATATTACCCGATATTGATAAGGTATTGATTTTGAATGTAATGAAAGTTGTTTGTGGGGAAAAGCATACCAACACTGGAAAACCACCCAAGAAAGAAACGATTGAACTTAAAGACAAACTTACTGCTTTCTATACAGAACATTACAAACCATATACGCAACCAGAACAATTAGATTATGAATATATGAGTAATGTTCTTTCCTACTTATGTGAAGACATTATGACTATGTATGAAAATAACATCCAATTACATTACGTGGATTATGTGGAACGTTTTGTAAATGTTGTTTGGAGGAAGAAGATGCTTGTTGAGAAGATACGAAAAATATTTCCTACCAAAAAAGAAAAGGAAGCACGGATTAGACATTTAGAAAAGGAACTGCGAAAAATAAAGAATGATTTGCTAAATGTTGATAATAATGTTGCTTATACTTCACAATCATACTACCATAAATGGATTACCCAACAAAAGAAGCATATACTTCCCAACAAAGATAAGTTTCAAAAACAAAGTATCTATTATGATTTGAAATGTAAACCAATGGATTATTTTCCGTGTATGATTGCGATGATGAAACAAGTAGAAAATGAGTTGGAAACTATAAGTAATGTTTTTCCTTTGCGAAGCAGTATTGCTCCTGGTTATATTCGGTTAGATACAATTACATTGGTAAATATGCTTTTACGAAAAGAACAAGGAAAGAAAGGTGATTTTAGTAATAAAGGGAATACAAAGAAGCACGAAGATAAAATATGGAACTTCTTTTTCCGCACGGAAAAGAAGGTATTCCGTAAAACAACCTACTCATTCCATCATATGATTTCTACCGATGGTATTGGAGTAAGTGTTTTATTTTTACGTGATGATTTGGTAGGGGAAAAATTACCGAATGCTAAAAAGGGTATATCACGTGAATTGTATATTGATGAATTGAATGATTATTCTGGTTTACAAGATAAAAAGATTGTTGGAATTGACCCAGGTAAGGAAGATTTGATTTATTGCGTGGACGATGCTTCCAAAGATGCGAATATATTTCGTTATTCACAAAACCAACGAAGAAAGGAAACCAAAATGAAAAAATATAACAACATCATTTTAGGAATGAAAACCAATAAAATACAAGGAAAAAGTGTGATTGAATATGAAACAGAGTTATCCAATTACAACCGCAAGACACTTCAAATAGATAAATTTAAGACCTACATAAATGAGAAGAACAGAATAAATAATATATTATTTGGATTTTATGCGAAGTATTTATTTCGTAAATTGAAATTTGGTAAACATATCAATATCAAACGCAACGAGCAACAGATGATTAGCAATTTTAGGAAGATGTATGGTAATCCAAATGAGGTTGTTATTTGTATAGGTGACTGGGAACAACGCCAACAAATGAAATACAAAGAACCAACATTAGGAAAGGGAATAAGAGGTTTGCTTCGTAAAAACAAATACAAAGTATATTTGGTTGATGAGTTTAGAACAAGTTGTAAATGTTCCAGATGTGATGGAGGAGTATGTGAGAAGTTTATGGTAAGGGAAAACCCCAGACCAAAAAAAGATGATATACGGTTGGTTCATGGACTACTACGCTGTAAGAGCGGTTGTGGGACGTGGAACAGAGACCGTAATGGTTCATCGAATATTTACAAGATAGCATATCAAGCGATATATGGTTTGGAAAGACCAGGTTATCTATGTAGAACAAGTAATCAAAGTGCTTCACCGAGTGCTTACAATCAAAATATACACAAGGTATGAAAAGACCTAAACTTTGAATGTATTTTTTTTCGTATTTTTGTGCGAATTAAAATCTTCACAGATGTATAATGAACTTGTCCGAACAAATTGAAACAACTGTTGAGAATAAGAATAACAACAATATAGTGGAGCAATCCATCAATACGTCTGACACATCAGATAAATATAAATCAATCGTCTCGGATAACATTGAGTTGGAATATGAAATAAAAGACAGTGAGTTTACTATTGATATTGACGCAAAAAACGATATTGACAGCATGCTCAATAGTGAAGGTTTTTTTTCTGATTTTAAAGAGCAGTTTGATATATTTGACCACGATAACATGACCGCTTTACATGTGGATTATTTTGAAAATTATAATTTAAAAATGTTATATCATATCGCAAATTATTATAATATTCCAAAGAAGAAGCTGAGGAAAGAAGAACTTATTCAATTAATTATTTTATTTGAAAATGATCCGGAGAATACCCTCGCCGTTTACAATAGAAAACGGTTTTGGCATTATTTACATGAGCTTAAAACAGATCAATATTTTGGAAAATTTGTTATATTTAATTAATCGGTTTAATGACAATTGTACTTTTGGTCAAATATTGGTCAAAAATATTGGGTAAAAATTAGATAATCTATATTTAACGGATAAAAATATAAATAGTTAATATATAATTAGTATAATGGTGAATTCTATATTAAATTCAGACATAAACTATCCGGAATTAAAAAAATTGGACTCAGAAGATAAAAGCTTTGATGCGTCTATGTACGAAGTAAACATTTTAGGCGTCGATGTTGTCATTGCTTTAGGTCAAGCAAAATATGTTTTTATAGATGATAATATCATTTATTATCCGATTTATCTAGTTAAGAACGACAAAGTATCAAAGCAAATTGGCGTTTATGAAATTATGTCGGAACAATTACCGAATATTGTGGATGAAGATGGTGATGTTGATTTAACAAAAATCGA